TTAGTATATAATGTACTACCGCTGTTTACCAGGTCTGTTATTGCTGGTATTGCTGCTGCTGCTAATGCTAATGGTATTGGCATGTTTTTTTTTTTTAAGTTTTTAATTGACTTTAGCTTTTTAATCGCTTTTATTTTTTTATTTTGCGTCCACTGCGTTACCTTTTTTTTATAAATATAGCTCTTTTTTTTGCTTTAGTGTCAATTAGCACTAATATATCAAGGAATATTAGTGCTTTTTGTTTCTGACGCGCTTCGCTTGTCTTACGCTGAAAGCGACACCAATATTAAATTGGTGTCTTTTCAACGTCGTTTTTTAAGTTTTCCACAGTGTTTTCAACATCTTGTGTTTCTTTCCATTGGCGAGACTTAAGGCTCTCCACTTCTTGTTTTGCGTTTTCTAGTAATTCTGCTCTATCTACTAAATCTAATGTTTTGGGGTCTGGCATATAGAAGTCTTCGCCTTCATATATTGGTGTAAATGAGTTTACAGGTAATCCCCTTGAATATCTATCTACAATTGTTCTTATTGACATTGTTTGGTCTGGAATTGTCATTGAAGGTAAAGTATTTACTTCTCCCATTTGTTCTTTATATTCGTAATTTAACGAATTTTTAACTTTTTGCATAGCGTATCTTTTTATGTTTGATTTATTCATATTGTCTGCCAATTTCGGCATTTTTGTACATCTTTTTGAATTGGTTTATATGTCTTTCTACCATTACTTTTTCGTATGTTTCTCCTAATTCAGTTTGTAATTTTTCTGTCTCCTTTTCTGTAATGTCTTTTAAATACATTGCTATTTTATCTTTTTCTAGTTCATTATAAATTTTGTCTTTATAATATCTTGGCATAGCTATTTTTTTGTTATCTGGTATGTTTACATACATACGTTTTTCTAAATCTTGTTTATGCCATTTAATCATTTTGTCAGTTATATAATTATCTCCTAGTCTTTTTGACATTAAACTAAATTCTTTTTGTCTATCGTCGTTATAATGTAATGGTATTTTACCTTTTTTAGTCATATATTTTAACGTATATCCTATACTTGCTTCGTTTACTTGTCCTACATGCATTGAACCTAATGGCTTGTTATTTAATATCCATGCTTTTTGTATATGTTCTTTATTTGCATTGAATAATATAATATGATAATGAGGGCGCATCTTTTTAGTACCGTATTCTCCACATACATAATATTTAATTTTTGTTTTGGATAGTTTCCGTAATCTTTTAAAGAATTTTTGTATATCAGTTTTATCTAAATTCATATATCCTTTTTCTGTTATCGGAACATATTCTGTATCGTATGTTAATGTAACGAATAATGCACTACTAGAACGTTCGCCCTCTTTTATCAATCTATAACTCCATCCACTAGTCCTCCTTTTCATACATGGGGGACATTTACTGCATGGCACTGGTATGTAGTTTCCAGTGAACTTGTCTTGTACATGATAAGGTGTTATACATTTTGTTGACATTATAATCCCATTGGTGTACCATATTTAGGCATCGGCCTTACTGCTTTAATTTTATTTAATACATGACAATATAATACATCTGTTGCAGGGTCTTCTACTGCAAATATTCGTTTTGTTGGGTCACATTGTATAAAATCACTATTAAGACTTGGTTCTGTTGCAAATATTCTACCTAAATGCCAGTAATTTAATGAAGTTCTAAATTCTCCGGCTACTCTAGATGGCATGTATTTGTATTCTGCATAACGTGGTACATATCCAAATGTATCGTTTGCATTTGCTGTATATGCGTATAATTCTTGTTTTGCTACTTCTTGTTCTCCAATGTTTGCAAATGTTGGCCAGAAGTAATCTAATGAATCTGTTTTTAAGAATGTGCGTGGAATACCTTGTTGATATGCTGTTTTTGGCATTACTGACATGATACCAATAATGTATCCATGTTCTTCACAATAGTATGAGCCACTTTTACCACTTGTTACACTAATTCCATGTCCAGCCATGTTTCCTTGAGGTAATCCACCATCTTGTCCTGTTGTGTTTAATACTTCTGATACTACAACTGGGCTTTTTACTCCAGTAATATATTCTGGTCTTTGTAGTCTTTTGTCTGAACTTCTTACACCAAAATGTGTAAGGATATTTTCAATATATCTTGTGCCGCCTCTCGCGTTTTTCTCTAACCACTCTTGTAATTTAAATGCTCTACGTAAGTCATTTATTGTTGATGGTTCTACATCTATTTCTGATGTTCTTGCTATTAAAGCTTTAAATGGTCCAGGTCCTTCTGGAATTTCATTACCAATTGTATATTTACCAGTTGAACCATCTGATACATTAAATCCTTCAACTTTTGTAGTATTTGGGTTTCCTATCCAATCTTGATTCCATGTTACTTGTGCATCTTGGTTTATTTGTCCAATTGGAATATCTACTGCTGCACCTTTTTGTGCAAAAGGTAATGATGCTGTAAAATAATCATGTTCCCATGCTCTTTGTCTTAATGTAGTTAATCTTGCTCTATCTGTTGCGTCTGTATTGTTATTACCATCTGTTAATTTAAAATCTACTGGTGCTTGTAAATTTTGGTCTCTATAATATTCATTATATATACATTGGTATGCTGCCATTGGTAATGCACTTACGTTTGTACTTACTCCTCCTACTGGTACTGGTGGAATTCCAATATAGTCCATGAATTTTTTTTGCATAGCTGTATAATCTCCGTTAGTATATGCCATGTAAGGTGCTACGTGTTCACTATTATGTTCTGTAATGAACTTTTCCCAGTTACTCCATAATATTCTATTTGGTACAAAGAAATAATGCATTGTTACATCCATTCTGTGCATTACAGGTGCTATCATTGGTGCAAACCTAATAAGGCTTTCACATGATAAGTCGAATTTGTCTCCTGGTACACATTCTAGTGTTAATATGGGGGTAAGTTGCCCCATGTTTGTTGATAACTTTACGTCATGAGTTAAATCAAAGACGTTTTTTTTTGGTTTGTTCAGCTGAATGCTGTTGAAAAGGTTTTGTCCCATTTTGTTTTTGTTTTAAAGGCGGATTCCACCGCGTGATACATAATATGTTCTTTTTACTTTTGATGACCTATAGCCACCTTTTATTCTGCCGTATGAACGACGGCGTTTGTAACCTCTTTTCATTTTTTTGGTTTTAATTGTTATTTGTTTGTATTCCTATTGTTAATGCGCTTGAACGCTCTAATAGTTCTAATGCTCTTTCTAATGTTTGGTTTTTTATTATTACCATTCCCCTGTAATAAATACAAAATATTTTCATATTTTTTATTTTCTGTTAAGTAATGAACCTAAACCGATTTTTAAAATATCGGATATTAAATTTGAATTTATGCCTAAATTAGTTTGTAATGAATTTGTATATTTTCTAAATGCATTTTCTATATCTTGTCCAGCTATTTTTGCTTCTATTAATTTTGTTGTAGCTTTTTGAAATGCAATTTGTTGTGGTGTTGTTAAGTTTTGATACATTCTATTTTGTGTCATAGTTTTTATATCATTTGAAACTTTATCTCTTAATAACGGATTCATTTGTTGTTTATTGCTTATGTCTTCCATAATACTATCAACTTGTTTACCAGTTAATCTACTTCTTTGAAATCTTTCTTCTGCTATATATGGTGTTTGATCTATTACGTTTTGATTTTCTAATGATTTTCCCTTTGTTTGTTCTCGTAATAATTCTCCAGCTTGTTTATCATTTGATAATTGCTGTTCTTTTAATTTTAAATCTATGTAATTATTCATTACTTGTCCTGTGTTTTGTAGTTTTGGTGCTACAAAGTCGGGTTGTTTCATATCGGTACTTCTAATTGCTGCGGAATTAGACATCTGCCCATATATCAAATTAGGGTTTAACCCCGCTTCTTTATATCTCTGCATTTGTTGACTTGGACTATTATATGTATTTTGTTTGTCCCAGTCTTGTAATGCGTCTGCTCTTTGTCTGTCATACATTTGTTGACTGAACTTTTTATTTTGTGCGTTAGTATATAATGTACTACCGCTGTTTACCAGGTCTGTTATTGCTGGTATTGCTGCTGCTGCTAATGCTAATGGTATTGGCATGTTTTTTTGTTTTTTTAGTTTTTAATTGACTTTAGCTTTTTAATCGCTTTTATTTTTTTATTTTGCGTCCACTGCGTTACCTTTTTTTTATAAATATAGCTCTTTTTTTTGCTTTAGTGTCAATTAGCACTAATATATCAAGG